GGCAAGCGGTTGTGTAAGCACTGGCGTAGCTGTTCCCGTCAAATTCCAGACCCTCAATGGTGATGTAGGGGTTCAAGTCGGAGGGCGTCCCGATGCTAGAATCAACAAGCATCGTTGTATTGGAGGATGGGGTTGCTAGTTTGATGATGCTCTTGCCCGGTCCATCACCGAAAAATCGGGTGTAGCCCTTGATAACCAAGCCTGCCGTAATCTTGTAGGTTCCTGCTGGTAAGTAGACACCACCGCACAGATTCAATGCGGCCTGAATCCCAAGCGTAGAGTCCACCACCCCGGTTGGATCCACACCCACACCGGACACCCCATTAGCATAAAAGTCTAGGACAGACACGACATCGGCATTCTTACTTGCCTGCGTCCTCGCCACCGCCCCCGTGAACGGTGCGAGGTAGCCCACCAAATCAGCGCCCTTGCCAGGGGCAGTATCAGAGATACCATCTACGGCCTGCTGGAGATTCTGGAAGTTCGCGTCCCCTTCAGCGAAGGTGAGTTCGCGTCCAAGCACGGACCGAAGGTTTACATGGGTTGTCATGGTGTCTCTCCTATGTAGCCATCAGCGATATAGCCAGTGTTGAAGTAGTTATATGATGTTGCGTTTGCATTATCCATTAAAACATAGGCGTTTTCAAACTCATCTACATGCGCGTCAAGCGCCTTCATCCCTAGCGTGGTGATTGGGAATCCAGGGATCTGCATATCCACCACGAAGGTCGTATTTGCCTCATAGTCCGGGCCTGAATAGAACAGGTAATACTTGCCCAGGTGGTAGAACGATTTGATGTATTTATTGTAGCCCTCGATGGTCCGGGTGTTATTGAGTGTGTAGGAATACTGATCCCCCTTGATGCCATCTTCTCCTGCCAGATCCGCGTAGTTGCGGGTCATAATGGTAGGCATCCACCAGAAGGGATAGGGGGTGACGAGCCTTGATGGGGCGGTAAGCGTGGTTCCGGGAATACGGGTATCCGTCAGGCACTCGGCATGAGAGCCATCGAACAGCATGATCCCGCGCTTGGATAGATACATCAGGCCCTTATCAGTTTTCTGGACTGAATGAGGGGCAAAACAACCATCCTCTGCATGTGTCTTGAACACGCTCATCCCAGTCGCGGTGTTCCCGTCAATGCGGTAAATTGCATCCTCGCAAAGAACGATTAACCCCTGTGCAAACGAAGCCAGCGCAACCGGCTGGTATCCGAATGGCAGAGAGAATGTCTCGGGCCAAGCATCGGGCTGGAGAATTGGCGTCCAACGGACCGTATGCCCGGAAATACCGAACAGCATCCCGTAGTGGGACTCTATCCCCTGCAACCCGATTGGAGCCCTGTCATAATCCACGTTCTGCCCATTCTCAGAGTAGAAAGAGGTTGGGGTGCCCCCCAGCGCGGAGAATGGCTTGGCATCGGTATAGGTTAGATTGTCTAGTGTTTCCTCTGATACGAGGTTCCAGATGCCCTGCTCGCTCCGGTAGATCCTCCAGCGCCAATAGTAGTTGTTTTTAGGAGCCCATTTGACGAGGGAGAAGGTGATAGCGGCGGTTGCCCGCAGGGGGACCATAAAGGTCGTTGAGGATAGCTTCTTGGCCTTGTAGAACCCCGCCACGGTCTGACCCGTGCCACTACCAACGAGGTAGATCATGTCGTCGTCAACGATTGGAGTAAGGCTTGGCGAGGCATAATTGAATGTGGCAGTCCCGGTCCCCGAACCTTTGCCTGTTGCGGTAAATACGACACCGATAGTATTGGCTGATGCCCCAATCAATGTGAAATCAGTCGTTCCTACTGTGGTGATTGTGTATGTGGACCCTACATTGAACGATCCCGCAGATTGAGGCGAAACGGCAAAAGTTACCAAAGCCTTGACTGGTTGGACAGAGGCCGAAGCGGGTAGATTAGATACGCCCTGCTGGGTTGCAGTTCCCGTCCCAGTCCCAACCCCGGTCGCAGTGAAGATAATCCCTACGGTATTGGCTGTTGCACCAATGAACGTGAAGTCCGTTGTCCCGATGGTCGTGATCGCATAGGTATAGCCGACTACAAAGGAGCCAGCCGTTGTCGCGGTTGCGGCTACCACATCCGAAGGGATATTGACGTTCTTAACCGCAAAACGGTTCGCATCAACCGCAATGATATCATAAGTCTGGCCTTGATAGACCGGATCAGCGAACCCGGTGAAGTATCCCTGATCATCAGTTGCAAACCCATGCCCGACCTTGTAAAAGGTTGTCATCAGGGTGGAACCGTTATACGATACTGCAACTCCGCTGAGTGAAACTACCCCATAGGATGCCGTGCTGATGGGGCAACTCCCGGTGCCCGTGACTACAGTTGACGCACCATTAGAATCGGTTACATCGAAGAACCCATCATTCAGAAAGTCACGGGTAATGAGCCTGCCTTGAGCCGCCGTAATCTCCTGAGACACAGAGGACAGCCCGGATTCATCAAAAACCCCGTTCACATTCCTGAGATACGAATAGGCATAGGTGAATAGCTGGGTCTGCTCAAACTGGGTGGCATTGTCCCCTGAAGCGGTAACTGCACCCGTATCGTCATAACTCAGTGAAGATGGGGGAAGTTCCGCTAATCTGTATTGCTCGGTCTTTGACCCCTCAAATACGATGTATCCCGTAGCCTTGGGGACCTGGCCCCAAGTTAGTTTGACGGATGCACCCTTATGCTCAGCATCCGCAACGGTAACAGTAATGGGTGCCGTTGGGGGCATAACACCGTCTGCCGTTTTTGCGGAAATTCGGTACAGTCGATCCCCATCCGGGAGGTTCCCCGCTCCTGCGTAAGCAATTATTGCCGAAAACCCAGACGGGGAAAGGTCACTTGACTTGGCGACAGAAAGTGTGGTTTTCGGCCTAGCCGTCCCAAGTAGCGCAGTTACCCCACCAATCGTCTTGGTTGGGTATTTACCCTCTTCCGTGGTATAGACCCGCTCTATACCACCGATGTATTCACCAACATGGTCCTGCCAGTTATCCGAGTGGAACCAGCGCCCGCGATAAGACCAAGACCTAGATGTGGTAGCAGGTGTTGCAAATTGCCACTCAGGGGCCTTGAACGGGCGTGGAGAGCCAGAGCGCAGGTCAACATTGTCTAGGATTGTAGAGAAACCTTCCGGGATGATGGCCTTGTCACCAACAACATTGACTCCCTTATCGAAAGAGATCCGGTAGGTTTTGCTCATTAGGATTTGATCCCAATTATCAAGTATGACATGGTGGGGCTTGTTTGGGCTCCATCATCTCTAGTGCAAACGGCAGTATAAGTATTTGATCCACCTGGGTTTGTTACCACAACGGATTTCAACCCGTTCCCCTGATCTGGGATTGAATAAACACCAATGCTCCACTTACAATCAGACAAATTTGCCATGGTCCCATCTGGATATAAAGGCTGAGGGATAATAATTGTCGCTCCAACACTTGCTGGTGTTAGCAATCCTTGAGCAATAGCGATTGATCCCTTGACCGTGATACCAGAAGAAGTGGAGGCAATGGCCTCTGTGATCTTTGGCGCGATGCTATTCAAGATCGTGGTGCTGGTGTCAGAAAGGTTGGTCGTGGTGGCAAGGTCAACACCATTCAACTTGGCAGAAGTGGTGAAATTGGGGGAGTCATTAGGAGCCCATCCGGTCGCACCCGCCACGTTCCCCGTCATGGTCCCGCCAGCGAGCGGAAGCATCCCTAGATTGGGACTGTTCACGCTACCAACAAGCACCCATGCCGTTGCCGAACTATTACTGACGTAGAAATTGCCAGTGTCAGTGGCAACCAGATCGTAACCCAAGACAGGAATGGGGAAAGGCCCAGTCCCAATATAGCGAGTTCCGGTTAGCGTGAAGGACATTTACATCTCCCTTTCGGCCTGAGTCCGCGTCTGTTGAACCTTGGCGAGCAAAACTGGGTCAGCATACCCGATGAGTTGGTTGAACTTCTGCATAAAGGCTTCCGCGAGTTGAAGGCTCTGCCCATCCCCATCTAGGCTCAAAAGCCAGGAGGCTGCGGCATACTTCAGGAACTCATTATGCGGATCGGGGATGCGGGCATCAACGGTATCCGTATCTAGCGTAAGATCAACCGGCTTCTGCACATACCCGACCACGGCAGTATAAGCTGGGTTAGGAATAGGAATGAGCTTGATCTTGGCCCCGGACCAGAGAACCCAACGCTTAGGTGGAAACCCAGCGACGGCTTGTGTGAGACTCTGCCACACATTAGACTTCATGGACTCAAAGGACAGGCTAGACTCAACGATCTCAGTCAGTGTGGTCCCGCTAACATTGAAACTGACCCTTGTTACCCGCAAATAGTCAGTTGGGAGCGCCACGAAACCACTTGCATCAGGGACGATAGGGGAGGACTCAGCATAGGTCACACCCGTCTTATTCGCGTATTCCTTGATCGCAAAATTGATCGCATCCTGATACATGGGAAGCGAATAGGTGGAGTGCTGGGGATCGCCCACAAGATACTGGGTCCAGTTACGAATGGTCGCAAGCGTCTGAGCCATTAGAAGGTTCTCCCGGAGTCAAACAAAGCCCTTTGACGCCCCCCGAGAACCCGACCCATCACCCTATCCCGACCGCTTTGGGCGAATAGCGCGATGGCCTTGAGATTGCCCAGTTCCCGGTTGTGCAGAACCTCACGGTCCTTGGAGAGTTGCAGGTTTTGACCGGGGCCTGGGAGCATCAGGATTGTGGCAAGCGCACCCGCGACGATACAGTCCTCAGCCTCATCTGGCAGGGGAATTGTATCTACTTCACCAGTCGGGATCTCTGACACCGTGACTTCAAGCATCTGGGTCACTGTCCCGGTCCCTGTCCCAGCGGCAGTAGCCGTGAACTGAACCCCAACAGTATTGGACAAGGCCCCGATCAGGGTAAAATTGGTCGTTCCTACCGTCAGAATGTTGTAGGTCCGGCCTGCAACTAGGTTTGTTACCGCTACGCCCTGCGGGTAGGGGTATAACTTGATTTGTGAATTACCGAGATAGGTGTATCCGTTGGGGATTCCAGCCGGTAGATCCGGGTATTTATACACATTATTGATCGCTTGCTCATTATACTCATTCAAAACACGCCAGTTTCCTTGCACATCAAGCAATCTCACAAGGGAAACGCGGTTGACGGTATAACCAGTGGTCGGGACAAGCGTAACGGGGCTAGATGGGGCCGAAATGTTGCTCAATTTCTCCTGAGCCAGCATGGTTTGTCGGCAAATCTTCCGAACAGACTCCTGAATGGCGAAAATGGATCGCTCTTCCTCAATATCCTTACGCATTGGTTGGACTTTGGGGAGGAGGCCGCGAACCGTTAATGCCATTTCCTACCTCCCTTGCAGTTCAATAATCGCCTTGATGATACCATCTTTTGAGGTAGTGGGGGCAGGAGGTTCAGAAAGCCCTTCGGAAAGGGAATTGTAAAGATCCCGCAACGCCTTCATCGAAAAAGCAGCCAAAGCCTCGCCATTATACTTGGTTGGGGTTTCTTCCTCTGGTTCCGAATGGTCGTAAACGACCTCAAACTCATTCGGATTCCGCAAACACTGATCAACCGTAATGTCGGAAAACTGACCAGGCTCAAACACACGACCAGTTAGATGGTTGATGATCTTCAAAACCTTAGCCATTTTCTCTCCATAAAGGCGGGAGGGTGATGCACAATGCAACAACCCTCCCAACCAGTATAGTCAATTAGTACAGAGGCACAAGAACAGCAGCCTCGGGCTTAACGAGCTTGTAACCAAACACATTCAGACCGCTGATGCCCCAGCCGAAGGTGTCAGGGAGTTCAAGCTGGCGGTGCTTCATGAACTGAGAAGCGAAAGCAAGCGAGGACTTGTGACCCACAAGGCAGTTGCTAGGAGCGCCAGAAGTGCCATTGGCGTTGAGGATGTTGTTGCTCATGTACACCTTCAACCCATCAATCTCACCGATGAGGCCATTCCGAATCGGGGAAGTGGTGTCGCCAGTGAAGTAAGCCTGAGCCAGAGGCCCCTGCTTCAGGATGTTGGCGTAATGGTTGCTGATGACCGCCCATCGCTCACCATCGCGGGGAACATTCTGGTAATCCAGAACTTCCTGCGCGTACTGAAGGGGCTGGAGGCTATTCGCAGCAGTCAGTGTGGCGAGGGGAATAGCGGTGGAAGTACCAATCTGCACAGCCGATCCGCTCCAACCCACGGTGTTGGCAAGCGCGATAGAAGCGGGGATGCCCTGAAGCACGGCCTTATCAACCGAAACCTTCATCTGCCAGCTTGCATCCTCGGTGATCTTCTCGATGAGGGCCAGATCACTCTGGTAGTCATCAATGTAATCAACGCGGAAGGCATAGAACTTCTGCTGGTCAATGTTCAGGATGATCTGCTCATCGCTGATGTCCTGATAGGTGATGGGGGCATTCACCGAGTAGTCGGAGATATTGACGGTGGGCACCTTGCGGATAACCACCTTATCTCCGAAGCCGTTAATATCCGTTGTGTTATCGCTAGGCTCTTTATCCTAACTTCTGTGGCTTTAACCACAGTCCAGACTATATCTTATGCAAGAATCTTATGGGAACTTGGCTTGGTTGCCAAGTAGTGAAGGCGTGAGTGTTCAGATTTGGTCATGACCTGGAGATTTTCGATTCGGTTATCCTTCTTATCGCCATTGATATGGTGGACAACTTCATCTGGATTGAGTTTACGGCCAAGACTTTCTTCAACAATCACGCGATGAGAACGCTTGTATCTTCCCCCATTGCGGACCAACAAGTAGCCCGAATGGTTTGTGGCATATCCAGGATGGTAAGAATCATGGAACTTGAACCCAAGACTCTTAGCCAATTCTGTGATATGTCCCTTGGTGACGCCGAAAAACTCGGCAATCTCCTTGTTGGTCATTGTCTTGGCCATTTCAAGAACGGCATTGGGATCAATGTCCTGCCTACGGGGAAGATCAAACTTCTTCATCCAGTTCAAAACGCACTTCTTGGAGACTCCCAAGATCCCGGCTGCACCCTCAAGTGAACCACCAATCTTGTATGCGTTTCTTACTTCTTCTTTCGAGACTTCTGGGACAATCCGGCGCGGCATATTACCCTCCTGCACCATCATAGTATCCAGACCCACAGATGTCAAGCACCCCCGCACTCGTGTCCACTCTGGCTTCGGCACCATCCGGTAAGCCTTGTGGTTAGTCGTTGAACCTTCCCCAAATTTCTTAGGGGCTAGGCTGCTGATTGCCCAATCCACGATCTTTTTGACCGTCGCGCTTGTCTTTTCAAACTTCGCTGTGGTGATCATGGCTTAAGGGTATCCCAGCAGTTCACGGGGTTGTTAAGGCAGAGCTAATATTTCAACCCTGCCATGCGGTGTTGGCAATGGCGGCGACAGCCGAAGAAGCATAGAACTTGTCCTGCATCTTGGCGGAATAGACTTGGGGAACAAAAGCCCCAGTCGAGAGGTTAGAACCGATACGAGCGCCTGAGAGAGCCATGTGTTATCTCCTTAGATCAGCTGGAAGCCGCGAACGTCGATACGAACTTTGCCGTTCAGCGGGGCGGTTGAACCAAGCAGGACACGAATGGTTCCGGCAGGGGTATAGGTTTTGGACATGGAAGCAGCCAGTGTCGCAGCACTGGTCGTATCCTTGAACTTTCCAGCAACACCAGAAGACTTGACGACCGTGCCAGCAGCAGCGGTAGCGGAGGTCGTGTTGGGGATGTAGAAGCCAGAATCGGAATTATCGCCAACGCCAAAGACGCTAGAACTGGTGGTAGAGGGGACCAGGACCGTGGCAAACACATCTTCCACAGTGAAGCCAGCGGGAAGGGTCAGCACATCAGCGGTGTCAGCAGCAGCGCCAGCAACGCCAGTGGTCGTGAACTTGGAAAAGTCCACTACGCGGGAGAGGGTCTGAGGAACCTTGATTTCACGCTGGAAATTCTGGTCCGCAAGCCCAAGGGTCATATCATAGTTCGCCATTTACGAACTCCTTGTGGGTATTAGGTTTCAAACATAGCCTTAAGCCTCACATCAAATGCTTCCTTATCCTTGGCAGACATCCGGTGAACATTGTCTTGATAATGTTTGATTTCTGCCGAGGTAAGGGGTGCGGGCTTATTAGGCTTGGTGGTTGGGTTAGGCGTGGATTTGACGGTAGGAACCTTATCGCTGGGCTTGTCAGAAGTGACCTTGGCGGGGACCAACGATGATTTATATCGGTTGATCACTTCAACAATGTCCCGAGCGGTTGCGGGAACCTTACCTTCATAAACAGCCCTAAAAAGCGGAGGGGTATCACTTGATTCAACCCAGTTCTTCAGACCCTCTGAGTTAGCGATTTCTTGATAGTCCGGGTGCGCTTTCATCACTTCCTGGACGATCATTAGACCGGCCTGCTCATCAGCCTTCTGTTTCTGGATCTTTTCTTCGGCAGCTAGACGCTTATCAATTTCCGCGATACGGGCTTCAAGTTCTGCCTGCACCTTACGGGCCTTGCGTTCAGCGATCTTGGTTACCTCGGGGAGATCCTGCTCAAGGTCATCTTCCGGCTCCATCGGCTTGGGAAGCTCTCTTTCTTTTTCCTTGGCTTTAAGGATCTCGTTAAGTCTCTGTTCCAGTTCTGCCTGCCGGTCTGCCTGATCCTTCTGTGCCTTGCGAAGTTCAGCGGCTTCCCGCTGGGCCTCGTTCATCGCCTTCACTGCGTCCTTGTATTTCTTGTCCTCGTCCACTTTGGGTTCCGGGACTGGCGCAGGTTTGGGTTCAGGTTCAGGCTCCGGGGTAGGCTCCGGGGTAGGTTCCGGGGTGGGTTCCGGTTCGGGAGCGGGCTCGGGTTCGGGGTTAGTGAGGGGTTCTGGACGGAGGTTTCCCTGCTCGTCGAAAAGCTCACGCTCCAAACGCTTTGCGTCTTCCGAGAACTGCTTGGACTTATTGTGGATACTCACTTCTTTGCTCCTTGGACGGCGTTATGCTTGGTCCATTTAATAAGGAACGGCACTCAGGATTGAGGCTTGGTTCCCCTGTTACTCATATAATTACTCACATCCTGCCGTAAAGTCAATATACGCTTCCATATATTTAACTCACCTTGGATGTTTTTAAGGTTTTCAGGCGTACATACCTCCAGTCTGTCATAGCACTTGTTCTTCTCTTGGGTGGCCCAAACCATGAAAACATCCCACTCTGGGCGATTCACGACAGCGGTCAGACGGTCAAATGGAAGGCTCTCACTCATGCCACATCCTCCATGTAATTTACGAAAGCAATCAACTTGTTATAATCCCATACTGGTTTGGCTGGTTCTTTGGGCCGCTGGTCAACCTCGGCCCGCTGGGGGATGGGCTTCTGGATGATGGTGATTGAACCGGAACTAGACCTCTGAGCCTCAATGTTGCGTTTTGCAACACGGACTAGACCGACAACTGGTCTGCGCTCGTATGTGTAATTGGCATCGTTTCGTGCCTTTTTAGGAACCGCGACTTCGTTCCCTGCTTCTTTGGTTGCGGGTTCTGGTACCGCAAGGGCTATGTCAGTTTTGACATACTGGAACGGATGGACGCTGGGGTCCGCAAGGGGGATATGCTCGAACCTGGGGGCATCATGGGTATTGGAGACCAGATCTACAGTATCCAGCCCGACCTCAATGACTACCTGCTCCTGCTGTTGCTCCTCTTCTTTCCGTTTCCGCTCAAGTTCTAAGCGTTTTTTCTTCTCCCAAGCCTTTCGATACCAGTAGTATCTAAGCGCTAAATCCTGCGATGCACCGTTGTTGGCTACCGGTGCCCCGATTCCACCGATGCCCTGAACTCCATCGGGGAATGCCATGACAGATACAGTGCTACCACCATTAGCAACTGCCTGTCCGACCAATCCGTTCCCGAATACTCCAAACGGAATGACATTAGAATCACCATGA